ATACATGGAGACGCGCAAGTTCGAGACGACCGAGATTGCGCGCATGTTCCGCGTGCCACCGCACATGATCCAGGATTTGGAACGAGCCACCTTCAGCAACATCGAGCACCAATCCATCAACTTCGTGGTGCACACGCTGGGGCCGTGGCTGACCCGTTGGGAGCAGGCCGTGTCGCGTTGCCTACTGGGCCAGGTTGAGCGCAAGCAGCTCTACGCCAAATTTGTGGTCAACGGCTTGATGCGCGGCGATATAAAAACGCGCTACGAGGCATATGCCATCGGCCGCAACAATACCTGGCTATCGCCCAACGACGTGCGCGACCTGGAGGATATGAACCCGATCCCCGACGGCGACGAATACAACGTGCCGCTGAATATGGGTGTGCTGGGCGAGGAGCCACCAGTGCCAGTGCCAGCACCCGCGCCAGCGCCGGCGGAGAGCCAAGCACAACGCGGTCTGGCGCTGCTGGTGCGCGACGCGGCAGAGCGGATTGCGGCAAGATGTGGGGATCGCAACGAAAAGCGACACAGGCCGTGGATGGAAGATGTGATTCGTCCGTTGGTGCGGGCCTTGATCGGCGAAGAGCAAACCGATTCTGCATATGGTGCTGTGGTCGACGGTATGGTGGTTCAGATAGCGCGGCGGTGGTTCGACAATCCTATGGTTGATGGCCAAATGCTTGAAGCGACAATCTTCGAAGTGTGCGGCGTTGATGTAGAATCTCTTAAGTTGAGTTGATACCTTTTAGGGGCCTATCGGGTTAGGTGTCTCGTGGAGTGAGCGCAAGGAAACTCCACAAAACCATGAGTTAAGTTGCGTAACCACGGCCCCGTGTGACAAACGGTCGCAAGACCTGACAGCCGGGAAAGACCGGCACCCTTAGCCAATGCGCACCAGCGCGCGGCATTTCGAAAGAGATGCCGCGCTCTTTTGTTTTTCACTTGGAGCAAGAAGCCATGCGTGAGATCGAACGACGAGACATGAAGGCCCGCGAGTTCCGCGCCGTAGAAGAAAACGGGGCCACAAAGATCGTGGGCTATGCGGCCGTGTTCAACGCCTGGTCGGAGGATTTGGGCGGTTTCCGTGAGTCGATCAAGCCAGGCGCATTTGCCAACGCGCTGAAGGACAGCGACACGCGCGCGTTGATCAACCACGATCCCAACCACGTGCTGGGCCGCACAAAAAGCGGCACGCTCACGCTGCGCGAGGATGAGGTGGGACTGTGGTACGAGGTGGCATTGCCAGACACACAGGATGCTCGTGACCTCATCACCAAGATCAAGCGCGGCGACATTGATGGCAACTCGTTTGCCTTCACGGTCGCGCTCGACGACTGGGCGTGGAGCGACGACACCATTCGTCGCGTGATCGAAGAGGTCGACCAGCTCTATGACGTTGGCCCGGTGACATACCCCGCATACCCACAAACGAGCGCGAGCGTGCGGAGTCGTATCAGTGAATTGCAGCGAACAGCACCCAACGGCCAGGCGGCCGACCGGGCAGCTGCGCTCGATGCCGAACGGCAGGCGCGGTTCGAGCTGAGGCGCAGGCGCTTGGCGCTGTCATTAAGCCTTTAGGAGATTGACTATTCATGACGCAGTTAAACGAATTAATTCAGCGCCGAGCAGGACTGGGCAGCAAATCGGCTGTAATCCTCAGCGGCGCGGAAGCTGCCAAGCGTGACTTCACCAACGAAGAGCGCCAACAGCTCGATGACTACCAGGCACAGATCGACGCTCTTACAGCCGACATCGAGCGCCTGATAAAAGCAGAGGCCACCCAGCGCACGTTGCAGGGTGGCTTGGGTCGCATGACAAGCCCAACCAATCCGGCGGACTTGGACATGCCTGAGGCCGATCTGCGCAACTACAGCTTGGTGCGCGCCATCCGTGCGGTGGCTGCCAGCAAGACCGCTGGCAATGCGCGCGTGCTGGAAGAGGCAGGCTTGGAGATGGAGGCCAGTGCGGCCGTGGCCAAGCGATTGGGCCGCGATCCACAGGGCTTCTTTGTGCCAGCGGATGTCCAGAAGCGCAACCTTCTACCAGACACGCGTAGTCAGACGGAACAACTGGTATCCGCACTCGCGCGGTTGGTCGAGCAGCGCGACTTGCTAGTAGGCACGACCACGGCAGGCGGGCACACCGTCGCCACAGATTTGCTGACATCTTCCTTCGTCGAGCTGCTGCGCAACCGGATGATGGTGCGCGCTGCTGGCGCGACAGTGCTCAGCGACCTGGTCGGCCCCATCGCGATCCCGCGCCAAACCGGTGGCGCAACAGCCTACTGGGTGGCAGAGAATGGCGCGCCGACCGAGAGTCAACAGGCCTTCGACCAGGTGACGATGACGCCACGCACCATCGGTGCATTCACCGACTACAGCCGCCGCCTGTTGCTGCAATCCAGCATCGACGTGGAAGCGTTTGTGCGTGACGACCTGACACGCGTGTTGGCCATTGGCATCGACCGTGCTGCGCTGCATGGCTCCGGCGCAAGCAACCAACCAACCGGCTTGGCACTCATCAGCGGTATTGGCAGTGTGGCAGGCGGTACCAACGGCGCCGCGCCGACGTGGGCCAACCTGGTTGGATTGGAAACCGAAGTGGCCATCGACAATGCCGACATCGGCACATTGGCATACATGACCAACGCCCGAGTGCGCGGCAAGCTCAAGCAGACGCCTAAAGTAGCCAGCACTGACAGCGTGATGCTGTGGCAGGACAGTGCAACACCGTTGAATGGCTATCCGGCCTGGGTAACCAACCAGGTGCGAAACGATTTGGACAAAGGCACCAGCACCGGCGTGTGCAGCGCAATTCTGTTTGGCAATTGGCGCGATCTGCTGATCGGCTTCTGGGGTGTGCTCGACATTTTGGTCGATCCCTACACCGGCAGCACGGCCGGTACCACGCGCGTGGTGGCCATGCAGGATACCGACGTCAACGCACGTCACCCTGAATCGTTTGCGGGAATGCTCGACGCACTCACGACTTAAATTCTGATCTGGTGCGTATGGCAGTCCAACTGCTATACGCACCGATCGCGTGTTAAGACATGGCAACAGTCAAGATTTTGCGGGGCACCGTAATCAATGGCGAGGCAGTCGATGTTGGCGCGATTGTGTCCGATATCCCGGACGCATTGGCGCGCTTTCTGGCACGAACTGGCAAAGGTGTAATCGTCAAGACTGAGACGGCCACAGAGGAGGATTCCACCGACCTGACGACCGAAACCGCCGACGCGATCGTCGCTGCCGAAACCGCCACGACGCGGCCACAGCGGAAGGGTAAGGCCAAATGATGTCACGCATCGTCATCATCCGCAGCGACACGTTCGAGGGCAGCGTGTGGCTGGAAGGCACCGTAACCGAGGTCGCGATTGATCTGGCAGAACGCCTGATCGTCGCTGGCATCGCGCGCGCTGAAGAGCCGGAGGCCCGCGACGAATGATCGCCAAGCGCCTGGCCGAAACGTTGTATGAGCCGATCAGCGTCGACGATGTGCAGATGCACCTGCGCATCGATGGGGATGTGGAGTATGGCTACATTCAGGCACTGATCACGGCGGCGCGCCGGCACGTCGAGGATGTGTGTCTGCACACGCTCATGCCGACGACGTGGGAGGCGCAGTTAGACACATGGCCGAATCGCATCTTCACGTTGCCCATGCCGCCGCTGCGAAGTGTGGTCAGCATTACGTATGTGGATCGTGCCGGTGCGACAGACGCGGTGAACGCCAACGCCTACCAAGTGGACACGTGGTCGGAGCCTGGGCGGGTGACGCTGCGCAGCGGGGCGAGCTGGCCCGCCTTGACGCTGCAAGAGAACGCTGGTGTGCGCATTCGCTATGTCGCTGGCTATGCCGATGTGCTGACCACCAACAGCACCCAGGTAGAGATCACTGCGGCGCGCAAAGCGGTGCCAGCGCTGGCCAAGCACGCAATGAAACTGCTGATCGGGCATTTGTATGAAAACCGCGAGGAGATCGTGGTTGGGCAGGGCCTCACGCCCACGCAGGTGCCGATGGGTGTCAACACGCTGCTGGCCAGCATGCGCTACGAAGCGAAGGAGTTTTAAGGTGCGATCCGGTCTGCTGCGCAAGCGTGTGACGATCCAGCGCAAGAAAGCGCCTATCAGCACGATTCTTAACACGTTTGGCGAAGAGAAGGTGGCGCAGGATGCCACTTGGGAAGACGTGGGCACGTTCTGGGGTGCCGTTGAACCTCAAAACGCCTTTGCGCGCGAGTATGTCGATGGACGACAGGAAACCAGCAACGCGATGACGCGCATCAGGTTACGACACCAGGGCGAGACCGAGATCAAGCCTGCTATGCGCGCTCGTATGGAAAATCGCACGTTCGACATTGAAACTGTCAGTAATC